TCTTGCCACATATTACATAAACAAGGCCGATATTTTATCGTGCATTTTAAAGAGCTCTTTTTATTAGACGGAAAAAAATCTAATCTTGAAGAAAATGATGTTGGACGTAGAAATACTATAGCAACACTGATGAGTGATTGGGGACTATTAACTGTAGAAAATAAAGAACAGTTGCAGCCTATTACTCCATTAAGACAAATTAAAATAATTTCATTTAAAGATAAAGATAAATGGGAATTGTGTCCAAAGTATAATATTGGTAATGGAACAAAATAAAATTAAAGAAGCATATAGAATATTCTTCTTAGTGAAAGGTCATTTAGACATCACTGAAGAAACTGCTTTGGCTTGTTACGATAACTATTTTAAAAGAATATGGTACAATCAAGAAGCCTGGGTAAGAGAAGAAAAATTTCAAAAAGCTTATGAAAAAAAATTTGTATCTACTGGTTTAAATTGAGAAAGTAGATACTATATATATTATAGAGGCGCCGATAATCGGGTCTCGTTTAACCTTGCTAGTCAATAGGAGGCAATTATGACTAAGAACTTTTTATACCCAAGAAATGCTTTTTTGGGATTCGATCACATTTTTGATCAACTGGAAAATATCCATTCACACGCGAAGGATACTTATCCACCATATAACGTTGTTAAACACAGCAATATGACATATGAAATTGAGATGGCTGTAGCCGGCTTTAAGAAAGATCATATTGATATTGAAGTAAAAGACCACGTTATGAACATTACTGGTAATAGACCTAAGCGTAGAGAACAAGACGCGTATGTCCATAAAGGTATTAGTGCTCGAAAGTTTTCAAGATCATTTAGACTGTCCGAATATACGGAAGTAGACGGTGCAGACATTCAGGATGGAATATTATCTGTTCAATTAAAGGTAGTCCTACCAGAAGAGAAGCGACCTCGTAAAATTACAATTAATTAATTAACGAGGAAAATTAAATGACAACTTTAACTACAACTTACAATATCACGTGTCAAGTGTGCGAATTCATTGCTAATGCGTTTAAACAGACATTTAAAACTATCATAGTAGGTAGACAAATGGCTGCAAATGCGCACGTAGCAAGAGAATTACAGCAACTTGGTTTCTATGGCCAAGATCAAGATTTAAAGCATATTATTATGCAATTAAATGAAAAAACTGCTAAAGAATACGAAAGATATTAGTATTGTATACAAATTAAATCAGGCGAGCGGTGCTCGCCTTTTTTATTATAAATAGTATTTTATAAGGAGGTATAGTATGAATATAGAACAGTTAAGAAAAGAACTTGAATTGGATGAAGGAGTTAAATATGAAATTTACAACGATCACTTGGGTTATGCCACTTTTGGGATTGGGCATTTGGTTATTGATTCTGATCCAGAACACGGACAAGAAATTGGAACTGCTGTCTCAGAAGATCGAGTCATTGAAGCCTTCAATTCAGACGTCCAAATCGTGCTCGCAGATTGTGAGCAATTATATTACGGATTTAATGTCTTGCCAGAAGAAGTCCAATTAATCATTGCTAACATGATGTTTAATATGGGAAGACCTAGACTTTCAAAGTTTAAAGGTATGAAAGCTGGCGTTGATGCACAAGATTGGAATAAGGCAGCAGATGAAATGATAGACTCTGCGTGGTATAGACAAGTTCCAAACAGAGCCGGAAGATTAGTTAAAAGAATGAGAGCATTAGCTTAATGTCTGACTTAGACTTTGATTTTGGTTTTACTGCAGTAACTGAAGATGAATTAGATGTAGTGAAGAAAACACAAGAAGAAGTTAGTGGTAAAGAACACTTATTAACATCCAAGCAAGATACGCTTGACAACCTTTATAATGCAATAATGCCTTTGTTATCAAATTTAAAGAAAAATCCAGAAAAAGAATATATCCTCTGGCCTAATAGACTACAAAAAGTTGAAGAATTCGAAGATCATATTAATAAGATATATACAAATAATAGCAAATAAAGTAAAATAATCCTTTACTTTTGCAAAAAACTATGGTATAATAACTATAATGATTAATTTTAAAACATATTTAGAAGAGGCTGCAGGAAAAGGTTTAACTATATTTGACATAGATGAAACTATGTTTATAACTAAAGCCAAAGTGCATGTAGTAAAAAATGGCAAAATCGTTAAAAAATTGGATAACCAAGAATTTAACACGTATAAGAAAAAACCTGGTGAAGATTACGACTTCGGCGAATTCAAAAACGCCGAGGTATTTAAGCAGACGTCCACGCCAATTGCAAGAATGATTAACAAAGTTAGAGCAATTTTAAAAAATGCTACAAGAGCAGGGTCTAAAGTTATTATCGTAACAGCAAGACCTAACTTTGATAATAAGAAAACATTCCTAGATACATTTAGAAATCAAAGAATTGACATAGATAAAATCTATGTTGAAAGAGCTGGCAACTTAGGTTCAGGACCAGCTGCAGATAATAAAAAGATTATTTTTAAAAAATACTTAGATCAGAAAATATATAAAAGAATAAGATTATTTGACGATGCTATGTCTAATTTAAAAATGTTTTTATCATTACAAAAAGACTACCCGGATGTTTCTTTTGAAGCATTCCTAGCAAAACCAAACGGCTCTGTTTCTAGAGTACGATAACAGGAGATAATAATGAATATGAAGACCATCGCGTCAGTGGCGACACTGGCATTTTTGTTTTGTTTTTCGGCATTTGCTGATAAATTAAAAGTTGGGTTTGTATATATCGGACCAGTGGGCGACCACGGTTGGACTTATATGCATGACCAGGGGCGCCAAGGTGTTGAAAAAGCTTATGGTGATAAAGTAGAAGTTACATATATGGAAAGTGTCAAGTATGGTCCAGATGCTGAAAGAGCTATAAGAGGTTTAGCTAAAGAAGGTATGGATATTATATTTGCTACTTCATTTGGTTACATGGAACCAATGTTAAAAGTCGCTAAAGAATTTCCAAATATTAAGTTTGAGCATGCTACTGGTTATAAGACAAACGATAACATGTCAGTTTATTCTGGTATGTTTTACCAAGGTAGATATGTTCAAGGCGTAATTGCTGGTCATATGAGTAAGACTGGTAAAGCAGGTTACATTGCTTCTTTTCCAATACCTGAAGTTGTAAGAGGTATTAATGCTTTTTACTTAGGTGCTAAAAGCGTAAACCCTGACTTTGATATTGATGTGGTGTGGGTTAATAGCTGGTATGATCCAGTTAAAGAAGGTAATGCTGCAAAGGTATTAATTAGTGAAGGTGCTGACATTATTACACAACATACTGATAGTCCTGCTGCACTACAAGTTGCTCAACAACAAGGTGTGTATGCATTCGGTCAAGCAAGTAACATGTATCAGTTTGCTCCAAAAGCACAACTTACAGCTATTATTGATGATTGGTCTCCGTACTATATCAAAAGAGTTGGCCAGGTTATAGACGGCACTTGGAAAAAGTCAGATACTTGGGGTGATATGAAAAGTGGAATGGTAAAAATGGCACCATATACTAATATGCCAGATAACATTGCGCTTATCGCTAAAGATACTGAAAAGAAAGTTATGAACGGTGATATTAAACCATTTAATGGTAAATATTCTGTTGGAGAACTACTAAGCATGAATAAATATGTTAAAGGGATAGATGCATCATTACCAAAATGATAACTTTAACAGAAAATGCTAGAAACTATTTAAGCACCACCGCCAAAGCGCATGATAAAAAATATGCTTATCTTGCAGTCAATGGTGGTGGCTGCTCAGGTTTTCAATACGAGTGGAACATGACCAATGATTTGGAAAAAGGTACACTCGTTGAAAACATTTTAGTGCTAGACCGAACAGCAGAAATGTTTGTTATAGGCTGCACTGTAGATTACGTAACAGAATTTGGTGGATCATACCTAAAAGTTATAAATCCTAATGCAACAGCGCAATGCGGTTGTGGAGAATCATTCGCCGTATAACTTAATTAACATGTTATGTTTATTTTAGTGTACATTTGCCAAAAACTATGGTATAATAGTACTATTAAAATGGAGATAAACATAATGACATCATCAAAACTATCAGTTATTTATTCACACTTTCAATCCCTTCCGGATCACAATCATAAAATTAAATACCTTCAAGATCACAAATCTGATCTCGAAAAATTTGACATCAATGTTGATAAATTAATCAACTATTATTTAACCCACGGTGACAAACCTTGGACTCCACCTAAACGAGAAGCTTATTAATGGCATTTTATACCAACCTCTATCGATTTAAAAGTAACATATACTATCGCGGTTATTCATCTAATGGCGATAGAGTTACTAAAAAAGATCATTATGAACCAAAGTTCTATGTTACTACACCAGACGAAACTGGTTACAAAAGTATTGATGGTCATAATGTTGGATCAATAAATTTTAAAAGTATGTATGAAGCTGGACAATGGTTACGCGATAACCTTGAAGTTTCAGGTAGAAAAATTTATGGTAATAAAAGATATATTTCTCAATACGTAATGGATAAATTTCCAAATGATATTGAATTTGATCGTAGAGCAATTAACGTTGGTACATTCGATATTGAAACAGATTATGATGATGGCTTTCCTCATCCTGATCAAGCTGCTCATAAAATATTATCAATATCATATAAGTCTAGTAAGTTCTCTACATATCATGTGTGGGGTTATGGTGACTTTGATACTAAAACAGCGCTTATAAGTGATGTTAAATATACTCGATGTAATAGTGAAGAAGAACTACTTGAAAAGTTTATAGAATTCTGGTCCAATCCAGAAATTACGCCTGATGTCATTACAGGTTGGAATACAAGATTCTTCGATATACCTTACGTAATCAATCGTACATCTCAAGTACTAGGTATAGAATACTTACACAAGTTTTCACCATACGGTTTACAAATACCAGAACCTAGAAAGGTTATGTATCGCGGCAGAGAAAATTTAGTTTATGAAATTCCTGGTATTCAAACTTTAGATTACATGGAATTGTTTCAAAAGTTTGGTTATACATATGGTCCTCAAGAATCATATGCATTGAATCATATTGCTTATGTCGTACTTGGTGAAAAGAAACTTTCATATGAAGAATCAGGTTCACTTAAAAATCTTTATAAAGATGATTATCAAAAGTACATTGATTATAATATGAAAGATGTTCAATTAGTTGATAGACTCGAAGAAAAACTTGGACTTATTACGTTGGCTATAACTATGGCCTACAAAGGTGGTGTTAATTTTCAAGACACATTTGGTGTAACTGCTATATGGGAATCAATTATTTTCAGAAAGCTTTATCAAAGTAAAATCATAACTCCACTTACACAAAAATATGATGACTATCAAATACAAGATGGAAAATCACATATTGCTGGTGGTTATGTTAAAGATCCCGTTCCTGGTAAATATCAATGGGTAGTATCATTTGATTTAAATTCACTATATCCTAATATAATTGTACAAAATAATATGTCACCAGAAACAATAGTCGAATATCCAAAACAACCTGAAGAACTTGCAAGAGCCGCAAATGAAACATATTATCGTAAAGACTTTCAAGGTGTACTTCCAAAAATTATTGAAGAATATTATGATGAACGTGTATCTGTTAAAAACATGATGTTAGCTGCTAAATCTGAAATGCAAAAAGGCTATACATTTGAATTAGATAAAGAAATAAACAATCTAGAAAACAGACAAATGGCTATTAAAATTCTACTTAATAGTTTATATGGTGCTCTTGCTAATAAGCATTTTTTATACTTTAGGCCAGCACTTGCTGAAGGTGTAACACTTACTGGTCAAAAAGCAATTAAATGGGCTCAAGAAACTATGAACTCTGAATTAAGAAAGTTACTTAAGTCTGATAAAGACTATGTAATTGCAATTGATACCGATTCTTTATACGTTAACTTTGGACCATTGGTAGAGAAATTTGCACCAAATAATCCAGTTTTATTCTTAGACCAAATTTGTAAAGACCACTTTGAGCCAGCAATTGCTAAAGCTTATAATGAATTCTTTAAAATGCACAATGCATATAAAAACAGAATGGTTATGGCAAGAGAAGCAATATCAGATGTTGGTATATGGACTGCAAAGAAAAGATATATACTTAACGTACACAATAATGAAGGTGTACAATATGCTGAACCTAAACTTAAGATTATGGGTATTGAAGCTATCAAGTCTTCTACACCAGAAATTGTACGTAATAAATTTAAAGAGGCATTTAAGCTTATAATATCTGGTACTGAAAAAGAAACACAAGCTTTTATTGCAAAATTTAAAGCTGAATTTAAAAGTTTAAATCCAGAAGCTGTAGCTTTTCCGCGTGGAGTTAGTAATATAACAGATTGGCATGATAGAAAAACTATATTTAAGAAAAGCTGTCCAATACATGTGCGTGGTTCTTTGCTACACAATTATTATCTTAAACAAAATAAACTTAATAACAAATATGAACTTATTCAAAATGGCGATAGAATTAAATTTGTATATTTAAAACTACCAAACTCTATAAAACAAAATATAGTATCGTTTAAAGATGTACTGCCTAAAGAATTAAAACTACATAATTATATTAACTATGATTTACAATTCGAAAAAACATTTATCGAACCACTAAATCTAATACTTAACCCAATCGGCTGGTCAGCCGAAGAACAAGCAACACTGGAGGATTTTTTCGTATGAGTACGAACTGGTTTAAAGACATGCAAGCCATGCATAAGAAATATGGCGTAGACGAATGGATGAAAAAAGAAAAGAATTCTGATTGGTCTAGACTTAATAAGTTTATGAATTTTAGAATTAAAATGATGCAAGAAGAACTAGATGAAACTAAAGCAGCATTTAAAAATAAAGATCAAGAAGAGATGGTTGATGGCATTATAGATATGTGTGTCTTTGCTATTGGTACATTAGAAGTATTTGGTGTTGATGCTAATAAAGCTTGGGACGAAGTACTAAAAGCAAATATGTCAAAAGAAGTTGGCATTAAAGAAGGCAGACCTAATCCTCTTGGTTTACCAGATTTGGTAAAGCCTGAAGGTTGGGAAGGTCCTACACATAAGGGAAATCATGGAAATATCACTGACTCTTTTTAATAGTATATTTGATAATAAGACTAAACAAAAGTTAACATTTGAAAACTTTGACAGCTTTGAACAAGCATTGTATGGTCTATCTAATCGAGTTATAAAATCTAAAAAAGATGCACCATTAATGTCACCTGCGCAATTTAAGCCTGATACCACACGAGCTAACGATAATGTTACAATGTGGGCAGGCTGGTGTGCAGTTGATGTTGATGACTTTGAATTTACAGGAGACCTACAAAGTGCTTTATCAAATCGTTTTAGTAAGTATCGCTTTATTTGCTACTCTACTGCTAGCAGCCTGGAATCTTTTCCAAAGTTTAGGCTTGTCTTTCCACTTACAAAGAATATACAACATGAAAAAATACGACACTTTTGGTATGCTCTTCAAACAGAACTTGGAGATCTGGGAGATAAGCAAACCAAAGATCTTTCTCGCATGTATTATGTACCAGCAAAATATGATAATGCTTTTAATTTTATCTTTTCTCGAAGCGGTGATTTTATCAACCCTGATACTCTACTAAACAAATATCCTTATAAAGAAAAGTCTACTAATAGTTTCTTTGATAGATTACCAGAAGATATGCAAAAAGAAATCATCGAGCATCGTAAATCTCAATTAGATAATACTAATATAAATTGGTCATCATATAAAAACTGTCCATTCTTTCCAAGACAATTAGAAAAAGAATATAGAATGATAAGTAGCACTGGTTGGTATCATAAAATGTATCAAATTATGGTTGCTACTGCTGGTAATGCTATTAAAAATAAATACCCAATCTCTGCACATGAAATCACTTCTTTATGCAGAGAACTTGATACTGAAACTGGTAATTGGTATAAATCACGTCCATTAGAAAAAGAAGCAGATCGTGCTCTTGAATATGTATATAAAAACATTTAACATGTTATGTTCTTTTTCCTTTACTTTTAGAGAAAAGTATGGTATAATATATCTATTAAAATAATTCATGAGCATTTTCTTAATATTAGAAAATGCCAATTTAAAAAGGAAATAAAATGAATAATATAGTACCTATTAAACAAGGTGTATTTACTGAAAATAATCTGCAATACCATAAAAATATATTTGAGCGTGTTGGCAAACAATTAAATCCCCATATTTTTAATCATCCAAAATATAAAGGTTTAAGATTAATTAATGAAAATCAATTAAATTGGAATAATGAATATGGAAATCAAAAAGTTAGAGCTCTAGATAATCCTGAACACAAAAAAATTAAAAAAAGCATAAGTGATATTGGTTATGATTTAAACAATCCTCCTATTTGTATTATCGACACTAAACAAGAAAAAAAACCTGTTATTGACGGAAGAACACGAGGCAGCGTTTTATGCGATGATTTTAAATTTAATAATATAATTGCAGCTACGTTTGAGCCTATGTCACAAATAGAGTTTTTAGAATTTGGATTTCAATCTAATTCACCACCTTTCCCTAACGGCCCAGCAACTAGAAAAGATATGGAATTTGTTATAAAGCAAATTATTAATCAGAAAAAAAATAATGATGATATTAAAAATGACGCAGACCTACACAACTTGATTAATAGTTGTATATTTAAACTTGCACCAACAATACCTAATTTGTCAAAATCTGATAAAGATTCAATGACGCATAGTTTACGAAATGAATTTCAAGCCAAAAGTGCTGGTAAAATTAAATCATTTAAAAATGGTGGAGGAGTTTTAACATGGTTAAAGAATCATGGTTATAAAAACACTGATAAATTAGTGTATATACCAGTTGTTACATGGCATATGAAAGCTATAGAAAAAATAATTACTGCTGTTAAAGAATATCCAGACGTAAAAAAATTTAGAGTTGTGTGTCATGGTAGTGTTCTTGATTCAAATAATCCAACTCAAGATTGGAAGGATAGATGTCAATCATTTGATATTAAATTTAAAAATCATCTTAACAATTTAGCATTCATATCGTCTAACAAAACTTTTGAATTAGATCCTAGAATAGAAATATATGGTGCAATTCCAATGGTTCCTGGAATAGTACCAGATGAAACTTTATACTTATTTGAAAAAAATAATGTTTAACATGTTCACAACAAAAATGAAAAAAAGTGAAAATAACTGTGTACATTTGCAAAAAAGTATGGTATAATATTACTATAAGATTAAAAAAGAGGAGTTTCTTATGGACAAACAATTAGAATTATTTACAAACGACTGGGGAATTAACTCAGGTTTCAAGAATTTAGCTGATCAGCTAAACGAGCTCTTACCTTTTCAAGGTAAAGTCCAATTTTCAAGGTCAAAAAATAAACAATTAGAAAAGTTTAGAAAAGCTCAAAACTTATTGTATGATCTTTTTAATAACGCTCTTATGAATAGAAGATCCGAATTTAAATCTTTCTTTGGTTTTGTACCAATTAACACTTCAAGATATTCTTATCCTGTAACTGCTGAAAGATGGACACAAGTAGAAAACGAAATGGCTGAGCACATGAATGAAATCATTTTTGATGCAGCAGCAGAACAAGGAGTTAAATAATGGCTAAAGAAATGATTGAATCTATTGTAAAGTTTGATAACATCATATATGTTGGAGACTTAGTTGAAACCAAGTATGGTGCTTGTAGAATTAAAAAGATAGAGTTAATGCCTGAAAAAAGACATTTCTCTAAGTGTGGAATAAATGTAAATAAAATGTTTACATCCATGATAGATCAGTGTATAATAGATCTAGATAACAGACATTTTGTATATGGAGATGAAATTGAAAGAATCGGTTAGAGTATTAAATGAATGTGTTGCATTACAGAATAAAAAGTCTGATGACTATCAGAATAAAGATTCGAATGTAACTCAAGCAATGCATTATCGTCGTGGTGTTGATAGCATACACGATATAATTCAAGGTAAGTGCTATCGCGCACAATCTATATTAGAAAGTCAAGGTGAACCAAACTTCGAATCACTCGAAGATACTTACAAAGATATAATTAATTATTGTTCATTTGCAGTATCTTATATGCGTGGTAAGATGGACGGCCAAAAACTAGATAGAGATATGTACAATAAGTTGAAAGGTAAAATGTAATGATTAGTTATGATATGATAAAAACTGATGATATACGATCTTACTTCTACACTGAATTAAGACAAAAAAACTTTATTACTGATAAAAATGGTGGTAAACTAATTGAAATGCTTGGTGCATGTTTCATTGCAGATAAACCATCTATATTTGGTACGCCTAAAGAAGATTATATTAAAAGAGAAATCGCTTGGTACAGCAGTCAAATTGGTAATGTAAATGCAATAGAAGGTGATACACCTGAAGCATGGAAATTAGCTGCTAATGATTATGGCCAAGTCAATTCAAACTATGGTCAACTTATTTGGTCTGATAAATACTTCAACCAATATGGTAGAACATTAGATGAATTGTTACAAAACCCAGATGGCCGTAGAGCCACTATGGTTTATAACAGACCAAGTATATGGGAGGAATACAATGAAGAAGGTAAAAGTGATTTCATATGTACTAATGCCGTTACTTATTACATACGTGACGATAAGTTATTCGCCGTTGTTCAAATGCGCTCAAACGATGTCGTGTTCGGATACAAGAATGATTATGCTTGGCAGCTTTATGTTCTAAATGAATTAATTAGAGATTACAATGATTGTAGAGCAGAAGCAGATAATGATATAACTGCCGGTGATATTATATGGCAAGTTCAGAATATGCATGTTTACGAAAGGCATTTTCATCTTGTCAAATAAGTGGGATAAAAGATTTTTTGAAATGGCAAAGCTTGTAGCTTCGTGGTCAAAAGATCCATCAACACAAGTTGGTGCAATAGCTGTAAGAAATAGAACTGTTATAGCTCAAGGTTATAATGGTTTTCCTAGAGGTGTAGATGATCATGAATTATATTATTTAAACCGAGCAATAAAATACAAACGTATAGTTCATGCAGAAATGAATGCAATTTATAATGCAGCAGAAAATGGTGTATCATTAAAAGATTCTACAATATATGTAATAGGATTGCCAATATGTCATGATTGTGCAAAAGGCCTAATACAAGCTGGCATAAGTAGAGTTGTTACGCCAGAACAAGAGATACCAGAAAATTGGCAAGATTCAATAACAACTTCAATATCAATGTTTAAAGAAGCTGGTGTAATATGGGATTGGATAAAATGAAAAGGATAACATTATGAAAATACTTGTAACAGGAATGAATAAAAATCAAGTCACAGAGAATTTTTATTTAAAACAACAATTAAGAGTAGTGCCTTCACATTATTCTTTACTAAGATGTTTAAGAGATATGGGTCATACTGTTGAACAAAGATTAGTGAAAATTGGTGAAGACTTATCTTCGTATGATAGAGTTATTTGTTTCTTAGCTTCACCAAGACAAGCGTTACAACTTACATTTTATAATGGTTTATGGGCAATACACGATACTCCAAAAGATAAATTAATATTAGCATTTGATGATTGGCAAACAGATGGAATATTCAAAGGCATTCTTTCATGTACTGATAAAGAATCGCTCTTAAAAGAATTTACTATAAATCAAAGTACAACAGATCCAGACATTAGTAGAGAATTATTAGAACCTCATACTGATGTTTTATTAGATGCAATAAAATATATTGGTGAAAAGAAATCACGCATTTTACTTTCTGTATTTGCTGGTGGCGATATGACTAAACTTATTGAATATGATCCAAGTTTGTTATTTGGTTACAATCCAAATCCTTATCATAGAAATAGAGTACCAGGTAACAGAAGTGATATTCAAAAAAGTGAAATGAATTTTATGGAAGCACAACTAATACCTACTAAAGAAGAAGATGAAGTATCTTGGTTTAACAAAGAAAAATGTTTTAACTTTGCTTCTTTAGTTCAAGGTAGAACTGCTAAATGGTTAAAGAAACAAAATATTAGTAAATGGAAAATAGAATATTTTGGTTCAAGAAAAGAAAAACAAAGACGCTTGTCTGAAGAAGATATGTGTAAAGTTTATGGAGAACAATGGGGTTGCTTAATGCCTGGATACGAACATGCCGGATCTGGTTGGTGGAGAGCAAGACCTTTACAAGTTACTGATGCTGGTTCAATCTTGATTGGCGATTACGACGAACTTATGGTATTATTTGATAATGAAGAAGCAGCATCAGTAAAAGCTTCTGACCTTGAAGAATTATCAGACTCACAACTAACACAGCTAGCGACACTACAAAAAAGCTCGATATATACTAAACATCCTTTAAACAAGGAAACACAACAAAACGAATTAAAGAAAGCTTTAAATATATGAAAATATTAGTAGTAGGTGCAGGTTTCTCTGGTGCAGTAGTTGCACACACATTAGCAAACGCTGGACACGACATACACGTCATAGATGAAAGAAACCATATTGGTGGTAATGCTTATGACTATACAAATAAAAGAGGAATACGAATTCATAAGTATGGTCCTCATTTATTTCATACAAACAACGAAAAAGTTTATAACTGGGTTACACAATTTGGCGAATGGGAACCATACAAACATAAAGTCAAAGCACAGCTTGACGATGGTAGGTATGTAACATTACCAGTTAATAAAGAAACACAAGATATAGTAGGTAAAGAAAATATTGTAAATACTTTTTTTGCACCATACACATATAAAATGTGGGGTAAAACTATAGAAGAATTAGATCCATCTATTCTTAAAAGAGTACCAGTACGTGATGACGATAACGAATATTACTTTCCTAATGACGAATATCAAGTATTGCCAAAAAATGGTTACACCGCGGTATTTGAAGAAATACTAGATCATAAAAATATTAAAGTAGATTTATCAGTAAGATTTAGTAGAAGTATGGAAAAAGATTTTGATCATATTTTTAATGCTATGCCAATAGACGATTACTTTAATTATTCTTATGGTGCCTTGCCATATCGCTCAATTAAGTTTCATCATGTTGACATACCTATGACAAAAGTATTACCGACTGGTACAGTTAATTTTACGCATGATGGTCCTTATACTCGAGTTACTGAATGGAAGAATCTACCGTGTCATGGTATAAATAATCAATACACAACACTCACATACGAAGAACCTTGTGATTACCTAGTCAACAATCAAGAAAGATATTATCCAGTAAAAGATGTTGATGGTAACAACCGAATTAAATACGAACAATATAAAAAACTAATTCGTTCAAATATGACGTTTATAGGTCGTTGTGGAATGTATGTCTACGTAGATATGCATCAAGCAATTAATTCAGCACTAGCTATATCTGATAAATTTATGGAGAAAAATACATGAAAGTAGCAATCACAGGATCAAGAGGTTTCATTGGAAGTCACCTTAAAACAAGACTTGAATCAGAAGGACATGAAGTTGTTGAATGGGATTTAAAACAAGATCCAGCTAAATGCATAAAAGATTTTACTCCCGATGAAGTTAACTATTGTATACACCTTGCAGCATACGCTGATGTAAGAGCAAGTATAGAAGATCCTCAAAAATATTGGAAAAATAATGTAGAGAATACTACAAGAATACAATTAATTTGTCATCATAATAATATACCATTACTATATGCATCTTCATCATGTATTCATAATTGGTGGTTATCACCATATGGTGTAAGTAAAAAGGTAAATGAAGAAACAGCTTATGAAAAACAAGTTGGATTAAGATTTACTACAGTTTATGGCGATGGTGCTAGAGAATCAATGCTTATTGGTAAACTTATTGATGGTACAGTTCAGTATCTTACAAGGCACGTGAGAGATTTTGTACATGTTAGTGATGTTGTAGATGCAATACTTATTCTTATGAGTAAAGATATTGGCATGTTAAAACCAGCTTATGATATCGGTACTGGTGAAGGAAACGTTGTAGAAGAACTTGGTATTATTGCTGGTTGGGAAGGCATTGAAGTACGAGATGGCGATGCTTGTGAAGCACAAGATAATACTGCAGATATAACAGAAATGAAAGCACTAGGGTGGAATCCTAAAGTTAAAGTAGATGAATATCTTATTACTAATACAGTACCTCACTAATGAGATTTGCCAGCATAATACCGTTAATCGGTGGAGCAACACTTGCAATGCAAAATGTCTTGCAAAGAAAGCCAGAGTATTTATTAAGTTATGATGTTTTTAAAGAAAATGATAATCACTTGGTACAATATTATAAAGGAGCAGTTCCCTATCATCTTTATGGAGACAATGGGGTTCCTAACTTACCTAATGTTGAGGTTATTAATACTGTATGCCCATGTGCTGGTCTTAGTAGTCTTAGTCCTTCAGCTAGTAGCGATGCTGCTGCTAACGATTGGATGCTTACCTCTGCTAATCTTGTCTTGGGTACACTCAAACCTCACGTATTCTGGGGAGAAAACGCACCAGGACTTGCTTCGAACATCGGAAAACCAGTTGTTGCAAAACTTAGAAAAGTTGCAGAAAAGTTTGGGTACACTTTCTCAATATATAAAACGAAGTCTATCCTTCATGGATTAGGCCAAGTGAGAAACAGAACTTTCTATTTCTTTTGGAAAGGTGATAAGGTACCTAAGTTTGAATTTATAAAAAGAGAACATGAAAAAATTGATGAGACCATTAGATCAATAAAAAGAAGATCTGATGATCCAATGAATATTCTTACTAATAAAACTACACCTTCAGACAATCCATTTTATAAGTACGTTCTAGAAGAAATGTGTGGTGGAATTGGCCATAAAGAATTTGTTGAAAAGAAAATAACAAGATCTCAAAACGCAATGGATTACATTGAATGGAACGGTGGAAACTATAAAAGCGTATCAAAATGGATGGATGCTCAAGGATTTGACAAACTTGCTGAAAGATGTAGAAAAATACATAGTAAGTTAGCTCAGGGTGGAAACATTATGAGAAAACTTGTGCATTTTCCAAAAGAAACTATTGGTGCATTCGTTGGCCATATGCCAAATCAGCTTACACATCCAGATGAAGATAGGTTTTTGACTGTAAGAGAATGTATGTCAATAATGAAATTGCCTGAAGACTTTACGTTACAAGGCGGACTAAAGAATTTAAATCATATATGCCAAAACGTGCCTGTTACTACAGCCGAAGATATGGCTGAGCATGTACAAAAGTTTGTAGACGGTAGATTAGGAAATCAAATGCTAGATACAAATTTTTTAATTCAAGATAACACAAATAAAAAGTTAAATTTTGAAAAAAACAGTGTACAATTAGATGCTTTTATGGTATAATATAACTATTATTTGTAG